CGCCGCCTAGCCCCCCTCTCCCCATGCATGGGGAGAGGGGGGCTAGGCGGCGGCGAAGGTTAGCTCGCCGGCGGAGTCGAGGGAGAGCTCGAAGGCGACCTCGGCGTCGTGGCGGCCGGTGAGCTCGAAGGCGGCGATCTGGAACGGGCCCTCCACCGTGCCGAAGTCGGGAATGATCACCTGCCAGTCGCGGATGGTGCCGGCAAACACGTAGCTGCGCACGAGGGCGTCGGAGGCGGCGTCCTTGAAGATGCCGGCGCCCTGCACCTTGGCGCTTCTGACGCCGGCGCCGGCGAGCAGCTCGCGCCACTGGCCGGCGGATTCGGCGTGCGTGATGTCGACGGTCTCGGTGTTGAAGGCGATCGAGCGCGAGCGCAGGCCGGCGACGGTCACGAACGTGCCGGCGCCGTCGCTGTCGACCTTGAGCAGGAGGTCTTTGCCTTTCTGGGCGGACATTTGGGGGCTCCGTTGAGGAACGCGGTGGAGGTGAGGGAGTAGGGAGTAGGGAATAGGGAGCCGCCCACTCCCTACTCCCCATTCCCATGGTGTCAGTCGTAGGTTGGGTTAGCGCGTCAGCGCGTAACCCAACATTGGCTGGTACTCGGAGGTGTTGGGTTACGGGCTTCGCCCTAACCCAACCTACGAAGGCTCGGTCACGGCGCGGAAGCGGGCGATGCCGTGGGTGGTCTCGCCGTCGGGGTCGCGGCGGGCTTCGGAGAATTCGTGGCGGAGATTGATCAGGCGGTGGCCGGTGAGGGTCAGCGGCTGGTCGTGCAGCGCGGTGCGGATGGCGCCCATGATCTCGTTCGCCTGGCGCTTGCCGTTGGCCTGCGACCACACGTGGAGCGTGAGAATGTGCTCGTTGCCGTCGTCGCTGCCGGTGGACCAGTCGCGCGCGGTGCTCTGGCCGAAGGTGAGGTAGGGGAAGGCGGCGCCCTGGGGCACGTCGTCGTAGACGCGCGCGCCGCCGAGCAGGGCGACGAGCGGAGTGTCGGCCGTCAGCGTGGCGAAGATTGCCTGCTGCAGGGCCCAGCTGGCGGAGGGCATGGGTTGCTCCGTGCGGTGTCACCCCCACCCGATGCGTCCAGCGGCTTACGCCGGCTGTTGCATGCGCGGACGGGTTTGCGATGGCCGGCCTAAGCCGCGGACGCATCGCCCTCCCCCTTGAGGGGGAGGGGTGCACACGCGTCAGCGTGTGGAGAGGCGGGTGAGGGCGCGGTCGAGGGCGGCGCGGTGGGATTGGGCGTCGAGAGGGGCGGCGGAGGTTGCGGCGGTGGCTTGCAGCTCGCGCTCGAATTCGGATTGCAGGCGGGCGGTGAGGCGGGTGGCGTCGTAGCGGGGGAGGCGCGCCAGGCCGTCGAGGGTGAGGGTGAGCTTCATGGGGGGACAACCTACGGGGCCCGGCAACCAATCAGGCGGCAAGGTCCCGGCTCGACGCTGCGCGTCGTCCGGGAATGCATCAGAGATGGCGTTCTTCGCAGAGGCATTGGAGGCGGTCGGGGCGGCCAGACGCGGACCCGGCGTCGAGGACGGCGACGATGTCGAGGATGCGGCCGCCGTCGGTGATGCGCATGGCGGGCACGACATCGGCGCGGTGGCGGATCCAGACCTCGTGCGTGACGCGGCCGGCCACCGCGTCAAGGCGCAGGCGCTCGTCGCCGGAGATGGGACGCACGTGCGCCCACAGCTCGGCGACCGTCTCCCAGGTCACGGCCGCGCCGCCGCCGCCGTCGGCCGTGCGGCTCGGCGACTGCAGCGTGAGACGTTCGCGCAGGGCGCCGATGCTGGGCGGCTTGCCGGTCATAGGCGCACCTGGCGGTAGGGCTGGAGCAGGTCGGACACGGTCGGCGGCACGGGCGCGCCCGGCGCACCGATGGCGATCGGTTCGCGGTGCTCGTGCCAGTGGGCGACGAGCAGCAGGATGGACTGGCGGATCGGCGCCGGCACGTTGGCCGCAGCGGCGCCGTAGCCGGCGACGAAGGCGATCTCGATGCCGTTGGCGACCTTGCCAGGCGACGGCCACGCGAGGCTGGCGCGGCGCACGAGCCGCGGCGGGGAGCCGGCGCCGTCGAGGAGGTAGGTGTCGGCGGGGACGGTCGTGACGCTCTCGTCGGCGGCGTAGAGCTTGACGGCGGCGATGCTCTGCACCGGACGTACCGGCAGCGCCACCTCGGAGCGCGCGGGCCAGGCGTCGAGGAAATAGGACCAGCTCTGGGTGACGAGGGCGAGGCCCAGCGCCGCCTCGATGTGCAACCGCGAGGTGACGATCAGGCTCAGGATCAGCGTGTCCTCGGCACTGCCGTCGACGCGCAGGTGAGCCTTGGCCTCCGCGAGCGTGACGGGCTCGATGGCGGGGGCGCTGGTGAGGACGAGGGCCATGAGACGTTCCTTCGGAACTCAGGGGCTGGGGGTCAGGGGTCAGGGACTAGGGATGCACTGCCTAGTCTGGTCCCTGAAACCTGACACCTGACACCTGATCCCTGATTGGGGGCGAGCGGGACCGCGGCCTGCGGGGAGGGGCGCCGGCGGTGCGATCCCGCTCGCTTCGCTCGAGGGCTGCGACGGGGCGGGCGCGCAGCCATCGCCGCTGCCGGTTGCGTGGGCCGGAGGGCGCTCGAGCGAAATTGGGGGGCAGATCTCCCTCTCCCCGCCAGCGGGGAGAGGGTCGGGGTGAGGGGCGGCAACAGACGCCGGAGCAAGCGGCCGCCCCTCACCCTAGCCCTCTCCCCACGGAAGAGTGGGGAGAGGGAACTGCGCACCTACGCGGCGAATTTGAGGAGCTTGATGGCCTCGAAGTCCTGGACGCCGCCGCCGACGCGCTTAGTGGTGTAGAACAGCACGTAGGGCTTGGAGCTGTAGGGATCGCGCAGCACGCGGATGCCGACGCGGTCGACGATCAGGTAGCCGCGGCGGAAGTCGCCGAAGGCCACCGAGTAGCTGTCGGTGGCGATGACCGGCATGTCCTCCGATTCCGCGACGGGATAGCCGATCAGCATGGAGGGGTCGCCGGCCTTGGTTGCGGGCTGCCAGAGGTAGTGGCCCTCGGCGTCCTTCATCTTGCGGATCACGGCCTGGGTGGCGCGATTGAAGACGAAGGTGCCGTTGCCGCGGTAGCCGGCTTTCACCGTGTAGACGAGGTCGATCAGCTTGTCGCCGGGAGCCACCGTCGCCGCCGTTGACGCCGGTCTTGATGAAGCCGATGTCGCCCCACACCCAGCTGGCGTTGTCGATCTTGGTGTAGTCGAGGAAGCCCTTGGGCTTGGCGGTGCCGTTGCCGGTGACGAAGGCGGTGCCCTCCTGCTGGGCGAAGCTGTCGCGCACCTCCTCGGCGATCCATTCGTCGATGTTGACGGCGGAGTCGTCGAGCAGCGCGGAGGTCGCCGCCGGCATGGCGTAGAGCTCCATGGTCGGGAACGACATCTCCGAGAGCGCGGCGAGCGTGGGGCTGTCGGTTTCGGGCCGAGCCGCGGTCTCGGCGACCCAGCCCGACTCGGCGCCGGTGACGGCGAAGGGCTTGCGGTAGACGGAGCCCGACACCTGGCGGATGCCGGCGATGGCGCGGATGGGGGAGACATCCTTCACGGCGCGGTTGACGGCGCGCTCGAGTTCGTCGGGGACGAGATAGCCGCCGTCGGTGCCGGTGCCGACGGAGAGGGCCTTGGACTCGAGGCCGCGCAGGGCGGCGTCCTCGCCGTTGCGCACGTAGGCCTCGAAGGCGGCCTTGTGCTGGAGGGAGGCGCCGGAGCGCAGCGCCGGGCCGGCGAGGTGCGGCCGGGCCGACTTGAGGGCGAGCTCGTCGACGACGCGTTTGTGCTCATCGAGGACGCGGTTGATGCGGTCGACCTTGTCGGATGTGACGACGTCGGCGGAGAGGCGGCGCTCGAGCTGGCCGAGGCGCTCGTCGTTGGCGTCCTTGAAGTCCTCGAAGGCGCGCATGAAGCCGTCGAAGGCGGCGGCGAGGTCGCCGCCGGCGGCGGATTTGGTTTCGAGCATGGGAGGGGGTCCTTTCTGGTGAGGGGGTGAGACGGTGAGTGGTGAGTGGGATGCGGCGCCGGTTGGTTTCCCTTTCAGACAATGGAAGGGTGAGCGACCGATGGCGGGTCGCAAGCCTCGAGACGGTGAAGGTCGGAGATGGAAACTCGAGCTGGAGGCTTGCGTCTCGCCCGACCTCACCACTCACCACTCACCACCTCACGCTGCCGCGGTGCGGAGCAGGCGGGTGGCGGCGGCGATGGCGGCGGCAAGGCGCGCGACGTCGTGCGACTTGACGTGGGTGACGCGTGCCTCGGGCAGCAGCGGGAAGGTGACGATGGAGATCTCCCACAGGTCGACCCTGGAGAGGCGGCGGACGCCGGTGCGGGGATCGCGGCGGCCCTTGACGGCGCGGAAGCCGATCGAGAGGCCGTCCAGCGCCCCGGCGCGCATGAGGGCCAGCACCTCGCGGGCGCGGGCGACCTCGCGCATCAGGCGGCCGCGCACCCACAGGCCGCGGGCGTCCTCGCGCACGATGTCCCACACGCCGATGGGCTCGGAGGGGTTGTGCTGGAAGAGCATCTTGATGCCGGCGGGGCCGCGTCGCGCCAGGCTGTCGCGGAAAGCGCCGGGGGAGATGATGTCGTGGCCCAGGTCCTCCTTGTCGAACAGGCTGGCGTAGCCCTCGAAGGCGCCGTCGGCGGCGACGGCCTTGAAGGAGAGGGGGGTGAATTTCAGCTCGGGGGCGGCGAGTGGGGTACGGGTGCGCATGGGTGTGCCGAGCGGGGGCGAAGCCCACGCCTCCTGAAGTGGTGTGAGAGCCAGGTGGAGAGGGCCTTGGCGGTGCGGGTGACGAGGAGGAGGACGGTGGAGCGCCAGAAGGTGCGGGTGGCCTCCTGGTAGTTGGAGTAGGTGTTGTCGCCGGGGATGCCCAACAGCATCGGCGGCACGCCCAGCGCCAGCGCGATCTCGCGGTCCCGGCTCTCGCTCTTACGTGCTCGGCCGGGATGACAGGCGACGTGCTTGGCTTCGATGAAGTCCATGTCCTTCGGTGTGAGGCTCATGGACCCCGGCCTTCGCCGGGGCAGGCCCCCCAGTCGAGGCCGCCTTCGAGCAGCATCGGGCGGCCGGCGTGGGCGGCGCCGTCATCGCGGAGCGATGCTCCGCATCGACGAAGCCCTGCTCCAGCTCGGCCTTGAGGCGCTCGAACTGCTCAGGCGACAGGTTGCCTTCGCGCGAGGTGTAGACGAGGGCGCCTGAGGGGTGGGCGGAGTTGTCGAGCAGCGCCTTGTTCCACTTGGACGCGGTGTTGTGGATGTCGATGGCCGTGGCGGCGGCCTCGATGGGCGAGAGGCCGTAGTGGCCGTTGAGCAGCCGCTACTTCTTCTTAGGCCGCCACCACTGGTAGCCGCGGCTGTCGAGGATTTCGAAGCCCTTCTCTTTACCGCGTTCCGTATTCACTATGTAGGGAAATGGGTCGCCATAAGGCGGCCCACTGTGTCGAGTGTCCGTCCAATGCTTCTTCTCACGGCTAAACCGCAGACCAGATGATAGATCTGTGATCGCGTCCAGAGAGCCTTCAGCTGATAGTTCTCTAAGTCGTCCAGCGGAATCTCTGGTCATTGACATCCTGACAAGATCGGCCCCAACTAGCTTTTCAAGCGCACCCTGGAGGGATGTCAGTTCGGCGGCGTCCCCGACGGGATCAATGATAGTGTTGAGCATTGCGGCGACGTTCTCCTCTCCAGCCTCCTCAAGCTCAGACAGGATGCGTATTTCCAGCTCCGACAGCGCAGACATTCCCTCCCACCCTTGATCAAGGTTTCCCGCTAGCGCCGCGCCTGCTGGCGCCACCACTGATAACCGTACTGCTCCAATACGCTGTCTGCTCGAGCACGCCCAGCCGAGGTGACGACGATATGCGGCTTCAGGTCCCGACCCCACGTCCAGTGCCGATCGCTTGTCCGAAAGCGAAGGAGCGCGCCGATCTTTGCCGACATTGCAAGAGACTCATCACCAGATAGCGGCACCAATTTCTTGGTTGGATCGGTGCTCAGAGCCATCCTTACAAGTCCGGCACGCACCAAGCTGGAGAGCGCTTCCTGCATCGACCTCAGCTCATCAGCATTGCCGGTCGGATCAATGATGGTGTTGATCATCGCCGCAATATTCTCTTCTCCTGCTTCCTGCAGCTCTGACAGGATGCGTCTTTCCACTTCAGATAACTCCGACATTGGATGTCGCTCCCCCGCCTTG